GTGTTCTTGTGTCCAGAACTCTTTCCAGTTGACGAGCATGCCTAGCATTTCGTCGCCGGTGGGGATGGGTGGTAGTGGTTCGGCTTGGCCGTTTGGGGTGGCTAGGTAGGCTGTGGCTGCTTGTTTCCAGTTGCCGTTGTGGTCGCGGGCGGCCATGTAGCCGAAGCGGTTGTATCCGCCTTCTGGTAGCCAGGGGATGGAGCTGGTGAAGACGATGAGTGCGTCGTTGCCGTTGTGGCCGATGGTGGCTGAGGTGCCGTCGCGTGGGTCTTTGCCTGGTCGAACCCAGTGTTGTTCACCGTGACGGTCAGTCTTGGCTAATGTCCAGCCGTCTTTGGTAAGTAGGTCTTCCCATGTGGTTTGTGCGTTGTATCGGGCTGAGGGGGTGTTGGGATCGTTGAGGAAGCTGTCTGGCTGGTCTTTGGGTGTAACCATTGCAGGTTGGCTGGTGAGGAGCGTTAGGAGCCACTGTGGTGCGTCTGCGGGCTTCCTATCGGTGGGTGAGTGGCCGTCTTCCCATTCGTAGCGTTTGCCGTTGGGGTGCAGCGTTGGGTGGGCTAGGACTTGCCCGCCTTCGCCTCTGATGTCTAGGCCGACTCCAAGGCGTGACCCTGCATCGTTTCTGATTTCTACTGGCGCATAGAAGTACAGGTGTCGGCCACCTGTGCCGGTGATTGCCTCGACCGTGTCAGGCAACTTCCCGTAGCGTTCTTGCAGGTCGTGCAGCGTGTCTGAGCCTCGGTATTGCTCACGATCATCCACATCAACGACAAACACCTGCCCGTGCTGTGTGCGCCCTGTCGCAATACCGATACCAAAGGTGGCGTACTCCCCACCCCACCAAGCCTTGATGGTGTCAACGTCTGTGGTCGCCTTAGTCTGCCAAGCCTCGATGCCAGGGTATTTGTGTCCAGGTTTGATAGGGATAACCCTGATGCCCTTCTGGGCGTAGCTGAGCGCGATGTCTAGTGTGTTCATTTGTGCAGGGTTCTTTCGTTAGATGTTGAGAAGATGTTTGGCTATCCATTGGGCTACTGGTGACGCAACACCGTTGCCGCATTGTTTGTAGCGGTGTGTGTCGGCTTGGGTGGTGCCATCGGCTTTGGTGAGGGTGTGGTTGTCTGGCCATCCCATCAACCGTTCACATTCCAATGGGGTAAGTCGACGCACCGCCATCGTGGGTTCGGCAATAAACATTTGTGCATGATGCGACTGTGGTGAAGGGCGCAAAGCAGACAATGAGTTGGCATGATCAAGTTCGGTCGCTGAAAAATTGTTTGCTTTAGCATCCTCACGAATTGAATACGCAACGCTTGGTGATTGTTGTGATGATTTCAAGGTTGGTGCAACGTCTTCTGTCACGTTGGCGTTGCTACCGAACTGTGTGTCAAACGCGAGCATCGGAACATTGCCACCACCCGTACCCATGTGGGTTTGCAGCGTATGGCTTATCCCATCGTGAGCAATTCTTGCAGCATCACGACGAGAGTTATCAAACAGCACCGGCTCCACGACAACCTTGTTTTCATTCACATATTGTGTGCTAATCATCTTTGCATCAGATGTGTTGAGTGACCCTACAATGCTTGATCCGAGGATTGCACCATCTGTTCCAAAGCTTGCTGCAGTCTCGCTGGTAGCACTTTGCCTCTTCGGTTTGCCCTTCGCAAGATGCCTTGGCAAGCTTTGGGCGACAGGTAGTAGCGGGTTTGGACTTCGGTTGGCGAGGACAGGATCAAAGATAGCGATGACGAACACGCGCCTTCGTCGTTGGGGTACTCCGAAGTATTGTGCGTCCAAGACTGCCCATTCGATTGCCAACGCCCCTGCCTCAGCCATTTCGTCGAGGATGACCCCGAAGTCAGCACCTCGGTTGGAGTTGAGTGCGCCGACGACGTTTTCCCAAATAGAGATTCTTGGATATTGTCCATTAGTTTCCTCCTGTAGTTCTTTGATGATGCGGATACCTTCGTGGAACAAGCCAGATCTGCCACCTTCTAAGCCTGCTCGTTTGCCTGCAACTGATAGGTCTTGGCATGGTGAACCCCATGCAACGACATCAACGACTGGTGCGTTGGCGAGGATGTGTTTGCCTGTGAGCGTTGATACGTCATCCCATTTCGGGACATCAGGCCAATGACGGTGAAGGATGCTGTTCGCATGTTTGTCCCATTCGCATTGGAACACTGTTTCCATGCCTGCGTTTTCCAAGCCCATGTCAAATCCTCCGACACCGCTGAAGAGGCTGAGGACTTTCATGCGTTGACCCCATCGTCAATCCAGGTCATCCATAGTTCGGCTGGGTGTAGGCCGAGGCTGATGGCGTATCGGTCGGCTGCGTATTCGCTGATGGTGATGTTGGGGTCGTTGCGCCATTTGCTTACTGTGGTGCGTACAACACCGAAGTGATCTGCGATGGCTCCTGCACCCAAGTCTGGTGGGAATAGGTTGATGAGTTCTTTGACTGTGTATCTTTTCGTTTTTCGTTTCATGTTCCCTCCTCAAGGAATGTTTCTAGTCTTCGTCCATTACATCAAACGATCTGGCAATACGGTACTTCTCAGCAGCTGACGCTGATTCGAGTAGACCGAGAGTAGTTGATGCGGTCTGATTCTTGAGTGTTGTTATCCAGAATGACGGCTGACCTGACGCACGTTGCACAGTTGCGATGACAACATAGGCATCGCACATTCCTTCGGTGCAGGCATCAATATATTCTGCTATCGGGTCTTCAGTCATCGTCTTCTACTCCTCTATCTCCGCACATTGGTTTAGCAGGTATCGGCTGTCTGCACGGGCATGGGTTGTTCCGTCTACCGAATATCGTCATGGACTTCGCTCGCTGTCCGGTACTCACTGTGGCTCCCTGCCATCATGCGACCTTCTGGGGTGATAGCAATCCATGTTGGTGCGTCAGGGTCACATAAGCATCCTGTGACACGTTGCGGGTCGTGACGGATCAACGACTGACACTTCAAACATTTGGCTTGGAGAATCATTCTGCTGCTTCTATTCTTGCTTTAGCAATCTGAATATATTCTGCTGATTGTTCGACCCCAATAAAGTTGAAGCCTTCCAACACAGCTGCTTTACCGGTTGAACCAGAACCCGTAAACGGGTCAAGGACTGTCCCGTCTGGTGGGGTAATCAGTCGGCACAGGTAGCGCATCAAGTCTGTCGGCTTCACCGTTGGGTGATAATTGGCTGAAAGATTACTGCGTGTCTTGTGTGGAACAGCCATCGCATCCTGTCCAACATCACGACCTGTAATCATCACCTCCGGCAGATGATCCAAGCCTTCGTTGCGATCCTTCTTGCTGGCTTTAGCACAATAAAAAAACCGTGCAGCCGAACCGATAGAACTGTCAGATTTAGAGGTTGCATAATCCGTTGGTTCGCCTTCATTGTTGAAGTGTCGTGCGCCTTTTGTTGTGTTCCACGTTCCACCTTTGGTTTCAGGAAATAGTTCTATTACTTCGTCTGAACCGTCATGGATAAAGTTCGCTGGGAAACGACCTTGCATATCAATCTGTGGAGACACAGCCACTCCGTTTCCACCGAAGAAAGTACCTGTTCCTTTACGAATATCCTCTTGGTGCTTCTTATCGTAATCATCTGAGTATCTCACTCTGCATCCGTCAATGTTGATACCACCAACACCGTGCGTCAACACATTATTCGCAACCGTGCCAACCAACGGCTTGCGAGCCAACACAATCGGCTCATGCGCAGGCTTCAAGGCAGTACCCCAACCATCCCACTCTTCAGCCTCAGCCGTAGCAGGGGCAGTCACATCAACCGTCATTGAACCTTTGCGATCCATTAGCCCTGCGTTACGAATGTCGTGTGTTTCATAACTACCAACAACTTCACGCTCTGCACCTGCAGCTTTGTCAATCGCCTTACTAATGTTCAACGACTTCGGGAACCCTGACCCGTACACCCACATAATTTGGTCACGAATCTGAAACCCTGCATCTTCAATAGCGCAAGCCATGCGGTGATAGGTGCGTGAACCACCAAACGACAACAGATGCCCACCAGGTTTCAACACGCGCAAACATTCCTGCCACACCGTCACGTCATAGGCGACACCTGACGCATCCCAAGACTTACCCATGAACCCAAGTTCATAGGGTGGGTCAGTGACAATGCTGTCAATCAAATTGTCTGGCAACTCTTTGAGCCGGTCACGACAATCACCGAGCATGAGAACTGAACTCATTGGGTGTCCATTCGTAACGCATGCAACATGCCGTGCAGCTCGTTGACGGTGTCTGTGAGTCGTGCCACCTGTACTTCTAGGAGTGCAATGGTGTAGCGCTGTTCGGCAATGGTGAACTCGTGGTCGATGGATTCTTGGTGCATTGTCTTCATCCAAGCCATCAGCGTCGTTCCAGTTGTATTGGTGGTGACCAGATTGCGTCCCATGCGGTGCCTGGTTTGGTGGCGATGCGCATGAGGCCGTCTGAGTCGAGCATGATGAGGAGGTAGATGCCTCCGGCTTGGGCGGCTGCGGTGATGTCGTGGT